CCCCAAACCTCGCAAGGTTGCCTTGGAACTTCTCGCCCTGACCGTTGCCGAGGTGCTCTACCTTGACGTCCAAATCCGTCCTGTACGTGCCAGACGTATTGGCTGGAGCGGAAGCCACTGCCGTGCCCGTGGTGTCGTATATGTAGATGTTTGACGAGCTATCTCTACGTATCACAAATACATAAGCCGTTCTCATCTCTGCAGCAGGCAGCGAAGAATCTATTATGGGGCTTGCAGTGGGCGCCTTGAAGAACCCTCCCTTCTCTCCAGCAAATTGGAAATAGAAGTTGTTGTTATCAAATGGATCAGAAAACATAAATGTAAGCCCCTGAGTGCCAGAACCCGATGTAGTGCCCTGCACCAAGAACCCAAACTTTGGATTGTCCTGTATATCAGACGTGCTCCTACCTATTACCGCGAACATTGTAAACGGACCCGATTGCGTGTACGTATTGTCTAGCTCGAAATTAGTCGAAGACCCCATGTCCGCAGCCTGTGTAGACAAACCGTTATTGGATCTACCCGTAGAGGTGTCTAGAGGTATAGTTCCAGTAACCTTGCTAGAGGCGATGTTGTAGGTACTGCCTCCAGAGCCATTGTTTGTCCAGCCGTTTACGTTACCGCCCGACTCGCTGAGACCAGTCTCGTTGAGGTCTATAACAGGCTTGTTGCCCTCACCGAAGTCTATGTCGGCGATGATTGTGCCAGTGCCGAGGGCCGTGCCTGCCGTACCCCCTATAAACGTCTTCTTGCTGATCTCCTGCGTGGTTCTCACGGTAGGGAGCTGCTTGACCTCAGACACCACGTCGGTGAAAGAGTTTACTTTTGCAGCACCTATGGTGGCCTTGCCGTCTACTGCATCGAACCTCATGATATTCGTTGTGGTCTTCTCAGACGACACGAACTTCATGATGGACTCTATGACACTGGCTTCTTTGCCCTCTTCGCAAGCCACAGACACAGAAGTCTTCTTGAATGACTCACCTTCGAGTAGGCTGTTTTCTTCGTATATAGTGGCGTCGTTGAATACAATGTGAACCCTTCCCAAGGAGGCAGTCATAAACGCCAGGCTGTCTGTAGCTACAGCCAAGATGTCTAGCCCTTCTCCGTTGTCGGATACAGAACTACTCGACGCGCTGACGTCCTTACGCTTAAACAGGAAGAATTTTTTCATTGCACTAAAGTACCGCAAATATAGTGAAAAAGAAAAAGGCCCCAAAGGGCCTTTCTCGTAGCTTAAGATTGTGAATCAGTATTAAGCAACAGTAAAAACACCAGTAGAGCTGTCACCCTCGGCGATATTTGTTACTCTAACCAACCACTGATCATCTTTAGGGCAGTAGAACTGAATAACGCTACCAACGCCCAAGAAGTTAGTATTAGCTGCTGCCGCAGTGTAGATCAACTTAACTGACGTAGGGGCTTCAGCCGTGCCTGCAGTCTCAACTGTTTGAGCAGAGGCACCGTGCTCATTCAAAGGCCCAATCAACTGCTTAGCCAAAACCGCAGTAGACGTAGCTACAGCAGCGCCTCTAGCCTCGAAGGTCAAAGCGTTAGCCTCGTCAATATCTCCAGTGATTTCGACAGCACAGTAAGCACCATTAACGGCCTTTGGCAGGTACAAAGTACCAGCAGCGCCTCCGTCGTGTTCGCATGCAACGATTTCACCGTCTACCAAAGTGGCCGCAAGAATTGCTGCAGCATCACCACCAGTTCCAGCATCAGCAACTGCATCAGTAATTGTAGTTCCAGTCTTCAGGTTTCCTACGAATCCTCCGCAGAAATCCAGGTATCTAGAGTTCATTGTGTTGGCCGCCATTTTGGTTACCAACATTTCATCAATGTGTCCCATAATAATTTTTGTTTTTCGTGTTTTTTAAAAAAGAGAAAGCAAAGGGGGCCGAAGCCCCATTCGCATTAGTCAAAGACTCTGTAAACGACAGTGAACTCAATTCTACCGTTACCAGTCGCTGTAAGTGTAGCGTTGGCATTAAGGGTAAAGTGAAGATCTCTTTCGTCGGTTACAACTGATCCACCATCAGCATCGCTTACCCCTGTGGTAATTCCAGGTACAAGCAATGTGTTAGCAGCTAGAGAGGCGCCAGAAACAAGGTTGTCGAAACCAAAAACTTCAGTTCCGTCAAGCTGAGTTCCGCAAGACACCTTCAACACAGCGCTTTCATCAAAAGCAATCGCGTCAAGATTTCTAACGATAACCTTGTTGATTGCAGAATTTGCTGGCTGCAGGATGGTAAACTTGGTGTTGCCATCAGAAGTAACCGCATCAGATACGATAACTCTTCTTGATGTAACGATTGACCCTGGGGTCGCGTGTCTAAAAGTAGCCATAATGATCTAGGTTTTAATAGTTAAACAATAAGACTATTACCCCTTGATCAATACGTGCTGGTTTGCAGCGCGAACGCAGAGAGCAATTTCTGATCTGTAGTGGAATACAGCCTGGTCTGTGCCGAGGTCACCGTTGTTGTTGTGTCCGAGAACACCACCACCAGTTACCCAGTGCTCCATCTCACGGCTGTAACCGTTTGCCTCCTTGTAGTACATAGAGAGTGCAGGAACAGAAGCACCGCTGCGGGCGTCGTTCACAGTTCTCAAAGGCACCATAGCACCCTGGATGAAGTTAGAAGAACCTGCACCCAACATGGTTGGATCGTTCAACAATCTCCAGTCGTGCTTGTGGAAGGTGTAGCCACCGCGTGTGAAGCTCTTAAATCCAAGCTGTACGGCCATGTCTGCGTTGTTCTGGAATGAACCGAACTGACCTGGGAGGCCTGCAGTCACACCAGTAGCGATACCTGCAGCCAACATGTCGTCGATAGCGAGGTCTTGCTTTCTGTTCACGTACATAGCGTACTCGGAAGGAGCACCCTGCTTGTCCAACTCCAAGATGATGTCATCAAACTCAGAGAAAGAGTCCATTGGGTTAGAGGCGGCAGAAGCGACATTGATACCTCTGTTCTCTACAGCAGAGAAGTAACCCTCAGATCCTGCGAGAGTGTTAGTCAACTCACTACCAGCAGCCTCAGAAGGACGCTTTTCGCCGAAGAGCATCATCAACTCACGCTTGTCCTCAAAACGAGCACGAGCTTCTTTCTCACCGTACATGAACCAGCGGAAGTCGCCACCACCCAAGTTTACGTAACCGATGTTGGTTGCTTGAGATCCGTTGACCTCGTAGCGATCCTTCACAATCATGTATGGGTTGGTGTAGCGAACGATACCTGGATCGGTAAATCCTGTAGGCTGATTAGTTCCCTGAGCGTAGATGTTACCGATGACGATAAACTTGGCGCTAGATGAAGTTACGTCGTCGTTTGCGATTGTAGTTCCGTCCATCTTCACCAAGACAACATTGTCTGGTGAGCTTGTAGATGTAGTAGCACCGCCAGACTTTACGATAAAGCGAGTGCCTGTCTCTGCGTCCATGATGACGTCGTTCTTCTGAACCTCCTTTCTAAAGGTGGCATCAGACACAGTCATAGTTGATGCACCACCTGGAGACAATGAGTCAGAAATGGTGTACGCTCTGTGACGACGACCCTCTTCCCACCAGTCGATCTGGTCTGAAGATCCGCCGTTATTGACGGCGCCAGTCAACTTCAAGAATCCTGTCAATCCTTGGTCACCATAGACTTTTACCAAGTCGGGCATGACGTCCTCACGAGTTGCCTTGATGAGATCGTCAACAGTTGTGTATGAGTCAGGGGTCAGTTTAAAGCCTCTGCTCAAGAGAGTGTTCTTTACGGTCTTATCCGCAACACTCAAAGTATTGTCGAGATTCGGAATGTCCGTACCTCTGGTAGTTCCAATACTAGCCATAATTTCTTAGTTTTTAGATTTTGAATGTTAATCCTGAGGAAGTACCCCTCATGATGTTTCTCACCTGATCGGAGAGAGGATTGGATTCATTCATCGTACCGCCTTGATCGGGGGAGGCAGTAGAGACATTGGCAGCCTTGTCCACGATACCGCGTTGTCCGTCACCGATACCCTGCCTGTAAGCTGCGCTTACAATCTGGTCGATGTTCTGCGACACTGCGATGTGCGACGACAATGCGTCAAAGTCCCACTCTCCGTCCTCACGGATAAAGGGGTCGAAAAATTCCTCCAGACGTGCGTTGCTGTCCTTGATGCGAGACAGGTGATCGTCAGTAAATCCGAAGGTGAAGGTCTTGTCATTACCGAGGTCAAATTCTAACCCAGTAATGTTGTCCACCTGCTCGGACATTGTAGAGATCCACTGCTCGTCAATGACAGGTTCGTCATCGCCTTGACGCTCGGTGGCAGGGGCCATGTATCTGTTGCGGAGTTCCGCGATACCGTTCCTTGCCTTCTCTGCGTCTACTTTAAGTTGCAGTTGCGAGAGCTGTACCTGTTCGGCGTCATGCTTCTCAGGGTCCAACTTGTAGCTGTTTCTGACGAGAAGGTTGATTTCGTCGCTTGAGAGATTTGGGTAATCTGATGCCAAGCTCACGCGCACGGCGGTGAGGTCGTCCATTTCGGACGGATTCAAGGACTGATACCTAAACCAATCTTCTGGACTACGGCCTGTCGTTTCGACAAACTCTGCAATCTTTGCGACTCGTTCGTCAAGAGCAGCTTGCTCCTGCTGAGCACTCTGGAGGTCGTCGAAAGATGTAACATCTCTACCTAGCCTTTCGCTAGCATACGAGAGAAACACCTGCTCGATATCCTCGTCCGAGTACTCGGGTTCTGTATTTTGTTGCTCGGCCTGTTGTGGCTGAGCTTCAGGTTCTGTTGTAGGTGCCGCCTCTGGGTCTACATAAGGTGTAGATTCCTGAGCAGGCTCCTGGGTGGGCTCCTGAACAGGTTGAGACTCCTGTTGGGGAGCCTCTTCCTGTGGTTGTGCATTCTGTTCTGAGGCGACCATTTCTTCAGGAGAGCTGAAGACTTCCATGCCGCCAATGGAGTTAGTTTGTTCTTCCATTGTATTTATAAATTAGTTTCAATTAAGATGTAGAGACGGGGCTCTTCGCTGGGCCGAGGTACAGTATGATGCCCCCGTCTGTATCAGAAGCGGCGGTTACTGCAGTCCATCTCCCGTATATAGTCATTCCTTTCGGGAATATATTGTCTGAGGCGACGAGCTCGTTGTTCGTGCCCTGGCCGCTACTAGCAGCAACACCAAAACAGTCTCCCGTGGACTCAGGGGTTAGGACAGTAAATGTCGTATTCTCTAGCATTGTTATAGCCACTACAACTTTTCCCGCAGGCGGCTCGTATGCGCCACCGTCGTCCACAAACGCACTACCGTGCTGTCCAAACGCCATCTGGCTGGCTACTCCTTGATTTGCTAATGTTGCCATGTCTTATGTATTAGGTGCCTCCGTATGGGTTGCTTGAATCATCGTTACCGAACACACCGTATTCGATTTGTGTGTCTACCGTGGTGGCGTACACCTCGTGCTTCTTGTCAGGATTGATCGGAATAAACGCAAACTCACCACCGCCTATCTTGGCTACCAAACCCGTGTCGGTGTCGTTGTGTACGTAAATGTATTCCTCAAGAGTCGTAGCAAGATTCCTGATGTACAGGTATGCCCTTTCTGTGCACTGGTTCGCCACATATATGGCAAGGTCGTTGGTGTCGGCAGCCGTACCCTTAACCTTGGCTCGGATCAAAGATCCAGAGTCTACGCTAAGAGATGTATTGACGGCGACATTTAGCGGAGACGTAAGGACGTCAGCGCTTGACAGTGAAAGTGTTGCCCGTACCGAAGCCATTATGATTCGTAGATGACCAAGAACTCTACAGTCATCGCTGTAGCAACACTTGGGGTAATCTTAATGTCTTGGTCTCCGTTGAATGGGATGAACATGAAGTCGCCAGCGTACAGTCTACCCAAAAGCTGAGACTCGATGGTCACGATGAGGTTTTCTGTAGCGACGTTACTTGTATTCTTGATGTACACCTTGTGAGCCTTGTCGTCAGCAAAGTCTGCCTTATCGACCAAGGTTTGAATGCTCGTGGTGGTGTATGTCTTTCTAGCGACACCTGTGGTCTGATCCAGTCCAGTCAACGTGCCAGCCTTTGTAAGGGTAGCTGTGTTGCTGAGTGCCAGAGCGTCACCAGAGAGGTCGGCGCTTGAAAGCGTTAATGTTGCGGTTGTAGTAGCCATAGTTGTTTAGTTTGCACAAATATAAGCGTTATTTCTTTTTCTTTTTCTTGCCCTTGCCAGCTCTGATTTTAGCTGCCTCTCGCTTACCAAATGCAGACTTCACACGGGCCATAGCCCAGGCGTGCTGAGACACCTTGGGTCTGTTGCCCGAGCTCATGTACGCGGCCAGTCCTCTGCGGTACACTTCTTTCTGTGCGGCAGACAGTCCAGCCATGCCGCCTTTCTTCATAATCTTCATATCTTATCTCTTCTTGCCATAAGCTTCTTCAATCTTGCAGCTACGGCTGGTGGGAATCCTTTTTTCTTTCTCTTGGCTTTGGTGCCTCTGTGCTTCTTGTAGATGTTTGAGATCTCGGTCATCAACCTTTTTCTCTCACCCACGTTAGAACTACCAGAGGTATACTTGGGGTTGAAGCTCTTACCGCCCTTGTTCATGGACTTCGGCTTCTTGCCAGCCTTCTTCATGGAGATGGCTATGGCTGCCTGTTGTGCTCTAGACTTTGGCATGACCTGCAGTTTTAAATTTTGCCTTCGGCACAGCGCCTGCGTGAGGCTTGTAGTCACCCTTCATCAAATAGTATCTACCCTGCTCCAGCATCCAGTGAAATCCCTTAGGGGGGTCCACGGACACGGTCTTCTGTGATATCTTGAGCTTACCGCCCTTCTTGTATTTTACAACGTTCATTAGCAGTTCCACTTTCTGAGGGCGAGAGCCTTGCGTGTAGGCTTGCCGTTTGGTTTTCTCATAGGGCCCTTGACCCCCTTCATTCTGGCACAGAAAGACTTCCTGCGCTTTGCCGCCTTGCTCCCCTTCTTGAGTTTAGAGGGAGGCGTGGTAACAGCCATCTTCAGCTTACTGCCTGGATTGGCTCTACGATATGCAGCTACACCCTTTTTAGTAAGTCCACCAGACCTGCTCTTATGGACACCCATCTTCATCTTGGGCATCTTGGCTTTTCTCTTGGTTACCTTGGGCATAATGCAAATATAAACATTAAGAGGTAACCTCAGTTCCGTCAGTATATTGGGCGGTCATGTTCTTATCCCGCATCTTCGATATAGTAGTATCGTCCAGCCTTTCAGAGGCTCCGCTGTTGTCAAGAGGTATCGTTCCAAGCTGAGCCCCACTGACTATACCTGAGTTGTCGCACCAGTCGCTGATGGTGGCATCAAGATTAGTCTTTGACATGCCTGTATTTTGAAAGATTTTCATAATGCCTGATGAATAGTCTCCGTTGTTATTCGTGGAGTTACCTGTAGATACCGTACCTGTAACGCCGTCTCCGTCGGTAATCTGGACAATTCCACTAAGATTCCAGCCTGAGAGATCTTGATTGAATAAATTACAGTTCTGGAACATGGTTCTGGCATCAGTGACGTTACTCATGTCCCAGTTAGATAGATCCCTGTTAAAAGCGTTGTTACTATAAAACATCTGCCTAGTGGTAGTAAGGGAGGATGTGACCCATCCAGCGATGTTGTGGTTTAAGCCATCAATATCGTAAAACATGTGATCCATCTTTTTCACATTAGAGACATCCCAGCTACTGAGGTCTAGAGTGGATGGAAGACTGTCACAGTTGTAAAGCATGTGGCTCATGCTTTCAACACTAGAAACATCCCAGGTGCTTAGTCCCTGACCTTCAAATGCCGTCGCGCCGATGAACATATAATCCATGTTCGTTACATTCGAAACATCCCACTTGCTTCCATTTGTAGAAAGGTCTTGGTTAAAACTAGGAGCATACGTAAACATGCCGCTCATATTTGTTGCACTAGAAGTATCCCAGTTCGAAAGGGGTTGATTAAAGGCAGTGGCACGATTAAAGGTATTGCTAAAATTAACAACACTACTTACATCCCAGGAATTAAGTGGCTGGTTAAAAGCGTTGCAATGATAAAACATGCCAGACATATTAGTAACCTTGCTTACATCCCACTTATTTCCGTCGGTGACAAGAGGATGATTGAAGGACCTACAGGCTCTAAATAGCTGTTGCATCTGAGTGACTTTTGAGGTATCCCAGTTGCTTAGAGGTTGATTAAAATTGTGTGTGTCGTTGCCGTCGTAAAACAAGCTGGACATATTAGTTACGTTACTCGTATTCCAGGTATTGAGGGGTTGATTAAATTGGCTGGCGTGGTAGAACATGGTGCTTATGTCAGTCACATTAGACATGTCCCATGCGTCCAGCGGCTGATTAAAGGAGCCACAACCGTAGAACATTGATGACGTATTCGTGCATCGAGACATATCCCAATACTTTACCCCATCGACTACGGTAGTATTCACGGGTCGATTGAAAGGAGTTTGCATAAACATGCTTTTCATTGAAAAATCTCTAGTCGTAGAGAGCTTCCACCTGCTTACGTCTTGATTAAATAAGGTTTTTTTAAACATCGACCCAAATGTCTGACAGTTGGTCCAGTCTGCGTCGGTCCAACTGACTCCCCCGTTGTTGAAGCTGGATGCTTCATTGAAAAGGCCACTAGCTTGGTACACCCCAGATGTATCCCATCCGTTACACGGAGAGTCATATAGCTCACAGTTGAAAAGCATATTGTTGAGTCTGGCGCCGAAGGCAAAGTTCCAGGGTAGGATTTTATTTATCGCAGTGCCCGCAAAAGCCTGGGTGAATCCTGCTGAGTTGCCATTATTTGTATCTATTCCAGATATATCCCAGTTTTCTAAGCCACGACCAGTAAACGAATCAGCACCGTTAAAAATATATGCGACAGTGTTGACCTTAGGCCCTACTAGGTTGCTTACGTCGGGGTCCATATTAAGGTTGCCGTTAAATGTAGTTTGCCAGCCAATGTTTTGGACCGCAGGGTCAAGCTTCCAGTTAGAGACCTCAAATCTAGAGTTGCGGTTAGAACGCAAAAGGCTGTTGCCTTCGGCAGAAACAACACTTCGATTTGTAAACATCTTCCAATGATTGCTGTTACCGACCAGCCAGTGAAAGTTAGCCTTAAATGTATCTATATCTGAAGCTCTAGGCCGCGTTTCAAAATGCCTGTAGGCGTTGCCAGTAAACGGCCTGTCTTCGGTAGTCCATACAGATATATCAGCCTGCAGTGAAGAATTTCCGTAAAAGATGGTGATAAGTGGAGATCCTCCAAATTTTCTCCCGTCTCCGTCGGGATGCCGCGTCTTTGCTGTCCCGCACGTACCCCAGTTTGGGGCTCCCCCAGATATATCGTTCCAGTTTTTACAACCACAGAACATACCAACGTATTGAGTCATAAAACCACCCGACCCATCGCTTATCACACCGTGAGGATTAAACGGGCTTACATATCCAGCTATATCCATCTTGCTGTCATCGCCCCACGATATTACATCTAGAAGCTTTAGGTGATCGTGATGATTGAGCTCTTCGTGACGGTGAAAATTTATACCCTCGAACTGACCAGATATTTTTATTCTATACTTGCCAGCGGAAGGGTACTGGTGCGTCACCTCGGACTGATTCCAAGACGTTATGGTAGATGTAGTCCCGTCTCCCCACTCTACGGTGCAGTTATATACGCCGCCATCTACAGTAGGTAAGGTGTAGCTGTCTGCGGGGCTGCTTATAACGGCAGCTCCTGGAGAAGGAGTGGCAGAGGGTAGCCACGTAATCTCAGTAAGCCGTAATCCATTGCTTTCATCAACAACTTGGAGAGAAAGAGTAGCGTGATTAGGATCTGTCGTGCGCTGCTCGTACTGATTGTTGGTAAAAATATAGTAATCGTAATCGTGATACACTAAGTTATCCGTCTGCACCTCGAAGATAAACGGGACGAGCTGTACAGGCAGTAGATCCAAGGTAAAGCTCTCCTCCTCTGTTGAAGGCAACGGGTCTATCTTTACGGTCTTGTACCCATCTACAGGAGGCTGGATAACATGATCTGTATCCTCAAATTCTAGAGTGGTAATTACACTCAGGTTTCCTGTAGTTATCGGAGCGCTATCGCTTCCGTATACGGGCAGAATTACAGTCTCCTCCTCGGACACTATGTGTACCGTGGTGTCCGCCGAAGATGGGGACATATTTAAGGATATCTCTACCGCCTGGACAGATATGTCTACGGTAGCATTCGCAGCATACTGTAAGGGCATATCTTGAGATTATGAGTTTACGGTAACGTCTTCGTTGACAACAAAGTTTCCCTTCAACCAAGTTTGAACTAATTCTCCAGTAGTGCTCGAAGCCTCTAGGTCGTAAACATACCTGCCCCCATCTATTCCCGCCATAGTGGCTGCGGATATATTTATAACGAGCGTCGGAGACCCGCTGGTGTCAAACCCTTCAACTATTGGAGTATCCTGAGTAGTGCTAATATCAATAATCGCCCCACCAGCAGAATCGTCTTCAGGAGAGTTTCTTACCTGCATCCTGTAGGTGTAGGCACCAACCGATATGCCGTTGCCAAAAGTGTCTTTAAAAGTAACGGAAAGTCTAAACGTATCACCCTTGCGAGCCGTGATGTTTAGCTTCTGAGCTACATCTGTTACTGCCTTTTTAGTTGCCATTACTCTTCGGTTTGTTGTTCTTGTTGCTGTGTTTCTTGTTGCTCAGAGAGCCTTTTGTTCTTCCCGTCCTCCTTCATGACTTCGAGCTTCTCTTTGAAGTTCTGATCGTCCTCACGGAATCCGAGCGTGGCCTGAGCCTTGATGGTTTCAATCTCTTTCTTGAACTGGTGCTCCATCTGCAACACCTGCATGTCGAGCTGAGCCTTGAGCTGCAACTCCTGCTTCTTGAACTCAGCCTCCATCTGCATCTCCTGCTGCTTAGCCTGCGAGGCTATCTGCGCAGCCTGCTGGGCCTGCATAGCCTGAGCCTGTGAGTTCTGAGCCGCCGCCTCTTGCTGCTGCTTCATGCGCTTCTTGCGTCGTATGACAAGGAGTCTCTCCGCCTGGTTGACGTCTTTGAGGGAGCGCACAGCCATGGCATCCTCTAGGTCTATAGAGCCCTGCTGGATAGACATCTGTATGTTCTGCTCCAGGAACTCTTTGTCCTTGTCCTCCATCTCCTTCACCACCTGCACCCCGAAGTTGTACATGGAGAGGTTTTTAAAGGAGTTCATCACCCCCATATTCGTCTCTCCGATAGCATTCTCGTAGATCTTGTACAGCACAGACTCCTGTGGGACGATCTGCAAGCACTTGACAACATCGCTACATACCTTCTTGTATAGAAGCATAGAGGCGTTTGTGATGTCGTAGATTGCATTGTTGCCCTGAAGGATTGCATTCTGCTGAACCCCCACGAGCATGTCGCCCTTAGGTGTCGTCCCGTCCATGGACTCGTTAATACCCGATGTATCTCTGATGAGTTGTAGGTAGTGATTGTACAGGGCTACGAGCTCCTGGATGTTTCGTATGGTATTTCCGATCTCTCTGACGGGAGGGTTTTGGAACCCACCCTCGGGGTTCTTGCTCCTGTAGTAGAACACACCCGTCTGCTCGTAGATGTCATGGATCTCCAAGGGCTGAAGCTCCCCACCCTTGCCGAGCTGTACGTTTTCCAACCCCTCGATATCTATGACCAGCCCGTCAGGCTTGGCCTTGGCTACCGCCTGCTGTATCTTAAGGTGTGTCAGCTGCAACATGTCGGCAAACCCCGTGCAGCTCTCTACGAGAGACTTCGGGACCATGCGCCTAAAGTTTGTAGCAGTGACGGAGTATGAAAGCTCCGCCCTGGACAGGTCGTGAATGTTCTTGGGGACGTTCTTCTTCTTGCCGTAGTCGAATATCTTATCCGTCCCGATGATGAAGGTGCCGCCGTAGACACATGCGATATCCATCCTGTGTGGCTTTCTACCAAAGACACCCTTTGCCTTCGGCTTGTAGTCCATCCCTTTGAAGTAGAAGCCAGTGTTTCCGAACCTGCTCTCCTTCTCTTCGAAGTGCATGGCATCTACAGAGATAAACTCAAAGTCCATCAGCTCCACCATGTATTCGTCGTACCCGTAGATGGTGCGCATGTATCTGTCGTCATAGTGTGACGAGTTGTATCGAGACGCATCGTTGGAATACTTATCCTTAACCTTGTTGGCTATCTCCTTGTAGTCCTCCTCCGTGAGCTGATCTCCTGCGATTCTCTTGAGCTCCTGTATGGGGATGCGCTTGATATGTCCAGCGTATACAAGATCCCCGAAGTTGGGGTCTTCGGTGTAGCTGTGCAAGAACGTAGCGGGGTCGACATATTCGATGTCAATGCCCTTGTTAGGGTCGTTGTTTCTCTTTACTACGGCCATGCCCAGGGACACGATGTCCATCACGGCTCTTCTAAATGTAGTATCGTTGAAGTTCGCCCAGTTCAGTGTGAGGCTCGTAGCGAGCTGCGCAGCAACCTCGGCGTCAGTTTTGATGTTCGTATCCATGAACATCTCGGCCTCCTCCATGGTCTCTGGTATAGACTCTGGGTCCATGTCCAGGACTACACCCGCCTGCTCCTTCAGAGACTGAAGCTCCTTACGCGCCTGGACCTGCATCTTGATGCGATCCTTTCTCTTGTTCTTCTCTGAAGAAGAGATAGGGTCTGTAGACTCAAGGTTTGGATACGGATCTCTAGACAGTATCTTGTTGAGCACTATCTTTACAAACTTAGGCAGTATGGGTACTGGCGTGTAGTCGAGATTCAACAAGCTTCCGTCGCCCTTCTCTGGTGACAGAGAGTTCAGCAACTGCTTGTATATGGTGGTATCTTGAGTGCCGTTTGCGTAATCTCTGCTTCTGCTGAATATCTTATTTCTTCTTCCGTACAGAGAATGAGTGTCAGTGGATTGACCCCACTGAGAATACATAGCCTTTGCATACTGAAGCCCATAAGACTTATCCTGCTTTACAGAATAATCGGCCAGAGGATCAGGAAAACCCTTCTTGTGTGAGTTATTGCTGCTATACATTGGCACAAATATACTAAATCAACCGATTGGTTTATACCGTCTAAAAAACTTACGCTCAGTGAAATCGGTCTTCTCTTTGGGTTTGGACTTCTGAGCCGCAAGAAGAGCCAGGCCAGAGCTTATCGTAAGGTCAAACTTGGTGCGATCGTTGATCTTAAATCCTATCCAGTCCTCTAGGGTTCTGTTAAGATACATTTTGCCTATATCGCCTGTGTCATAGTTGATACCTACGTGATCGTATATGTACTGTTCTATGGCGTGGGCGTGAGCCTGTATCACATCCTGTGAGTTTGAAGGGATACCCTTGGTCTTCACGTTCACCTTGGCGTTGGCAGACTTCAGGTGATCTGGCCTGTCCATTAGGTATCCGTCGTAACCTCTTGATTCAAAGTATCTTACGATACCGTACTTATTGTTTTCCACGAGGAGTGGGTACCCGTAGAAGAACGCAGCCATCAGTACGTCTTCGTAGAATATCTTGGCCAGGTCTGGCCTAGAGGCGTACTCCACAACGAACATGTTAGAAGGGTTCTCTATGTGAAACTTGTTATAGAGATGCAGTGCCCCCTTTGAGCCTCTCCCGTCTACGGTGGAATCCAGGTCGTAGGAGTCTACACCTCCACATCCTCTGTCTGCAAACGGAGCTACCCTCTGTCCGCCATCAACTTTAGATACATTTCTTTGCTCTTGAGGAGGCATCCATGCCACCCTGAACCTACCGTTCACGTCAGGAGAGAACACCACCTCCTTGTCCTTCTCCTTCCATATAAAGTTACCCTTGACCACGGGGTTGGGGAACAGTTCGTCGTTGTGTTCTATCTGCTGATAGATCTTACCTATGTTAAAAAGGCTACCCTCGATGCTGTCTCTAAATGCCTCATCGGTGGTAAACGGAAACTGCCTTACAACCTCGTTAAGCTCGGAGGGGTCATGCTTCAGACTGTCCCTCTCGTTTTTCAGGTATTGTTTCGATCCCTGAGTAATGTCATCACCATCAATACCCCCCACAGGGTTATCAGGATCTTCAACGACTGGCTGTCCATGGACATCGAAAAATCCTTCAAGTGACTGATGGGCTGGGATGAATAGCCTGTAAAGGCCGCTGCGAGTTCTACCATTTGCGTTTCTTTCGTTAGGGTTCGAGTCTTTCCAGAGGTCCTTGTATTCTTTTCCACCCTTGTCCATAGGGTTTACGGTGCTGCCCACCAGCGCCTTCCCCACAATCTTTCTACCCACGATGAGACACGTCCTCTGGATTCTCCAGGCGTCTCGAATGTCTGTGGGCTTCTCCCACTTACCCGCCTCGTCTAGATACAGTATGTGGAGCTTCTCCCCATCATACGCATTGTTTGTGGTGTTCTTCCAGTTTATGACCGTATTAAGAGCCTCGCCCGTCTGCGAAGTCTTATTCTTCTTCGTGATTCTCTTACTCGGCTCGCGAAAAGCCAGCTCCATGCGCGGATTGGTCGTTCCATCTTGAATGGGTTTAAAGAAGAAGGGGTAGTGTCTAAACATGTAGACGACCTTCTTCATGAATATGTTCTCCTGCGCGTCCTTACCCGTCTTCGACTGTATGCCTAAAAGCTTGTCCTTGACTTGTGTTGCCTCGTCTACCAATACTGATGCACAGATGTTGGTGTATCCAGATCGACGGCACTTGGTGTAAAGTTGGCCTATACATCGCGGGTCGGCCTCACACGCAGACATGTGTAAAAAAATGTCCCGCTGGAATGCAAGATAGTAAGGAAACCCTATATCGAGCTTCGTCCACTGCAACATCATGTAGTGCCTACCCGTAATATACGTAGCGACACCGTTGTTATAAAACCAAAAACCTTCACGCCTGCGTCGAAACTCCTCCTCGATATACGGACGAAACTTTTCTCGAAACTCTCTGGGCGTCTCGGACCACTCATCCATAGATTTAATCCTAGACAACTCCTCTGGCATAGGAAGCCTCTCCCACAGCTGCAGGTGGTCTGGGCGGTCATATCCAGCAATCTCTTCTTTGGGCGGCTGAGCGGGAAGTGCAATGAGTAGATCACCAAGTTGAATAACTTCACCCGTTGTACCCTTGGGGCAAATTGAGACAACATCCTGATCATAGTCATCTACCTTGACCAGCATAAGACTTCTTGTAGTTTACCGAACCCTTGTTCTTAGACTGCTTCGTCTTAGCGTGAACACCCTTGCGTCTTACACGCTTCTTCTTGTAGTTGTTTACTTGGATTTTAGCCATTGTATTGAATTTAGTACGCCCGACAGGATTCGAACCTGTGACCGTCTGCTTAGAAGGCAGATGCTCTATCCAGCTGAGCTACGAGCGCATGGGGTTACCTGCTCCGCCTACGCCTGGGCCTGTTGTTGGCCCTGTTTTGAGATTCTGGACGAGGGGTTGTCTTGTCAGACGTACCTATGTGCGATTCGTCGAGACCGTCACCGTTTCCGTATGTACCCTTACGGCGGTTTACCTTATTCAAAGAAGCCCTGTACTTTTTGGCTTTTCCGCCCTTTCCGTACTTCTTGTACTCCTTATCGTAGTCTCGCTTTTTGAGCTTCATGGTACAAATATAATAAATTGTTGGGGCGGCGGGACTTGAACCCGCGACTTCCTGTGTATAAGACAGACGCTCTAACCAACTGAACTACGCCCCAGTTGATAAGCCCATTTGCGTAGAGGGCCGCCTGACGAAAACCAACAACTCAGTCCTCGAACTCATCGTTCCAGGAATCCTCCCAGAACTTGTAATCTGTTCTATTGTATTGCCATACTATTTTTTTCCAATCATTTAGAGAATCTTTCAGCGAAACCTCCGCTGTAGTCTTTTGTTTCTTCGATCCCTCCATTAGCCTGTAAGTCTTTGATCATTTGTTCCAACCTCTGTCTTTCGACTATGAGTTCCTTGCAATCTGTAGCCGTCTGCTTGATAGACTGCAACTCTGCCTTACGTGCGCTTCCGTTGATCTCGGGGTCCACTGGCTTCTTGATCTCATCTATCATGTTGTTGATGGCATCCTCCATACTCTCTAAGAGTCTTCGGGCGGCATCAACTGTTGTGAACTTCTTCGACATATAGCAGATCTTGTGTTCTAGTTCTGTAGTACTCCTTACCGTCTATCTTGATGCGGTAGTCTCGGTTTTCTTTGAATCCGACAACGTCCCCCACTTTCAGTCCAAGATCTTCAATCCCGTTAGACGTAAAAGCGACACGACCCTTTGTAGGTAGCTTCTCTTCAAGTTCGACAACTTCGATAACATCTGACTTTGTTTTTAGTTCTTCCTGATCCACGGGCTCCAAGAGCGACCACCCTGTAAGGGGCCTGATCTTTCCATCCTTCTTGCTCTTGTATGCTATGGCTTGATTGTTGAGCGCCTCCTCGTTGTACTTGACGATGTAGTGGTCATCATCTCCCGTGAGAACTTGACCACCCTGCATAACCACCAGGTGGTGAAAATAAAGAGTGTCCCCAGGCTCTACGCCTGTATCGTATTTAAAAGGAGATGCAACCACAGGTCCCTCTGTAACCCTGTAGTTGAACTCGCCCATTTCGTCCCACTTGCTGTCTATGTACAGCTCGGTTCCGTTGGACATGGTGATGGTGTCGTTGATGAGCTTTTCAAGCTTTACGACAAAGAAATTGAAGGTTTTCATTTTATTTAATTAGTAGCTAGGGGAAGGGCTGGAGGATCCACCTCCACCGCCACCGCCACCTCCGCTGGAGTATCCGCCTCCACCTCCGCCCCTTGACGAAGATACAGAAACACGTGGGGCGTTTGCAACAAATTCTTCATTTTTTAAAGAAATCTGTATCGACACGATCTTTTGAGCAGCCTCTGCTGTAAGCGGTACAAGGATATCGTGAGGAGATGAGACGTGTCTACCTCCCACCATTGCCCCCTGACTTATGTGCACATGATACGGACCAGAGTACGGGGTGCCGTCTGGTCTTGCAAACTCTGTGCCGTCGGTCACCAAATTCTCTCTAACCATCTTTACAGTATGCTAAAGTCCACATTAAAGGCAGAGGGAGGATTTGGGGTGTACTTATTACCTGGTATATAGTGTGCCCTAAAGTCGCCAATCTTCATCTTACCGTTGTTAAGATAAGCACCTCCAACCACAAGAACGCCAGGCTGTGGATTAACGTTAGTGTCATACGGGAAAAACGGAAAAGCTATAGGGTCTTGAGTGTTGCTTTTCGTAAATATGTCCTGAGCTCTAACCGAGCTGACCTGAAAGACAACTAGAACGGTCCCGTCCCCCAGATCTACTATAGAGGCTATCTTAAGCCTGTCGTCAAATATGAACATATTGATTTCAGGTTGACTCAGATTGCCTGTAGGTGGACCACACCCTATGTAGGAATTCTTCTGGCTCACTAGTCTACAGCTATCAGAAAGCTGCTGAGGTATGTCTTGTAGGTCTGCTCCTGCAAACTGAACAAATTCCTGTATGTTGGTCCTAACAAATGTCCCCACGAAAGACACCTTGGGGTATATGGGGAAGTTGCAAGAAATTCCAAAGGGGCCTGCTAGAAATTGCTGAAGCACTGAAAGGAGGTCAAGCTGAACATCTTCGTTCGAAGAATAGGGGCTAGAATCAAATGACACCGAAGCGGATATAGTTTCTGGAGCATACCACTCCCATATTGTGCTGGGTGGCATAACCTTAGTCCCGCCTCTTGTTTTTCTTTTCTTGTACCTAGCCATCTTAAAAGTTTAGGTCGTATTCTAGTATACACGGCATGCAGTCTACAGACTTCCATAGCATCTGACCCCCGTCATTCTGTATGTAAACCAGGTACCGCTTCACTCCGTATTTGTAAAGATGTTCGTCATCAAGCACTATGGCGCTGACCTCTCCAGAGCCTGCACGCATACCGACATAGTATGCCATGGCGTCCTTCGGGTCTCTGCCGATTATAATCTTTCTAATAACTCCATTCATCAGTTCAATGAAATACCGAGCCCGTCTAAGAGGTTGTCTAGGTCTGGACCCCTCCTCTCTTCGTAGCTCTTGTCTATAAAATCAATTAGCGTATCGAGCTCTTCGCGATTGTCGAGAATGTAGTTATACATAGCTCTCATGTTAGACATGCTCTCGTCGATGGGCTCCAAAACACCAGCCACAAAGATAGAAAGAACTCGGTCTCTCATTTCGTACTGATCTAAAAGCGCCTCGTACTCCATGAAAAGACGCTGCACCTCCATCAAAAAATCGTCTTCTTCCATATCTTGTGGGTTAATTAAGTGAAAATGCCAAAAAGCAAAATCTCAAAAAAGAGAATGTTCCGTGACTTTGCTCTACAAGATAGCAAATATATCAAGAGGAACTATCTCAAGAATTTCAAGAGGGCGAAGAGGCTGATGGTAGAATCTAGCGGCTTAAGATTCAGTCACATAGAGTTCTTACTATGGGCATACGACCTACAGTTCTTCACAATAGACTACGCGTCTACGGCATTAGAGATGAACAAGACAAACCTATCCAACAGGGTGATATACCCGCTGGTAAAAAAGGGGTACATATACAAGCACTTTGACAAACTCACCCCCTCAGACACATACGAGGATCATCTATTTAGAGACGAGACGAAGTACAACTACAGGGTGAGATACGCTATAACGCAGAAGGCCAGGCTCCTTGTTCAGAGATTCTACTCTATGCTTAGTAACTGAATAATTATGAGTAAGTTAATGACGCAGTCAGTTGCGGGGAAGCGTATCCAGTTCTGGTCAAGTTGCCAGTTATTGTGATAGTTTGACCTCGTCCCGCAGCAAATAAGTCGCTGATCCTTATTTGACTTGTCCGTATTTCTCTCTCACCATCACTACCTACCCCATGTTGAGTACTAAAGGTAAAGGTGTTGCCTGTAGAAGAAGCACCGCTTGTGGTATTATTTACTTCAACGGAAGTTAAGCTGTAATCAGTCGCATCCCCACTCCAATCATTTGTGTCGTCAATGAATAATGTTATGACAGTAGTAGTAGGGGTTCCAGAAAGCCTTATGTTTGGGGTTGTTCCGCCGCTGTGTGATGTCTCAGTCCATGCAGTACCCGCGCGTTCTGATTCTACTGCTGACTGCGCACTAAGCTGTATTGGTGTACCTAATCCTAACATGACTATATTAAAGAGATTTAAACATTACTTCATAGTAGACCTTTCCCTCATCGTCACGACAAGCCTTGAGGCAGCGACCACGATTAACGCCATCAGACACATAACTGACGTGAACCCAATCAGGATTGTCTGAATCACCAAACTCCCACACCATCTGATCAAACTCAACATTCTCTCGTATCCAGTTGAAGATCTCAGAGTTTGTACACTTTCCGTATACGTCTGCATCAAGGTCGAGTGCTCTCCCTTCCATGTGCTGACTACGAAGCGAACCGCCGATAGCACGGTTGAGCTCAGGGCTACGATAGCCTGACGACACGTATATAGGGCACCCGAAAGCATTCCTAAGAGGTTGAAATATGTGCTCTGCAATCGACTTGAGATTTTCGATAACCCATTCATCATCTGGAACATTATTTATGCCGAGTCGTTTAGCCGTGGTGCTTTTTGTCACCTCGGCGAGCGATAGATTTTTTGACAGCTTCATTGTTTATCCGTCGTTTTTCGTTCTCAACACTGGAGACTTTTCTTTTTTTCCTGGGGTTGAAGTAAAACTTCTTCAAGACGTTAAGGAATTTTTACACTCCAAAATTTGCAGGTATGAGAAATTGTCCATAGAATGAGATCAGCGACTACAGCAAATCTACGAAAATTCAATTAAAACATATCGCAATGAAAAATGCAATGATGGTGGCAACCTTATGCACAATGATCTCTCTGTCTTCTTTCGGACAGTGTGCTTCTACATTCATCGTCCAACCAGTAAATATGTGGGAGGACGTGTTTACTTACGAGGTAGATCAGATCTTCAATGACATTTGCTACCAAGCGGTTCAGCCCGTCACGGTAGACAGATTCTCTATGATGGATATCACGGCCCAAAGCTCTACGTTCATCATCACCGTAACTAACAACAGCGAAATTATCGACAGCTTCGTAATTAACCCAGGCCCCAAAGTAGATGGATGTACATCATGGGTTACATCATCACTAAATGGAAGCCTAACAAACCTATCCATTCAGTAAGAGAAAAGCCCCTTTCGGGGCTTTTTTTTGACCTTTATTTTAGATCAGAAATCTCTTTTGCCTCGGCTACTATACGACCCAAGCCTTTTCATGAGGGCCTCAACGCCAGCAGATCTTTGATCCCTGTCAAGCTCTTGCTCCGCAGTCAGACGATACATGCCAGGCCCCATGTACTGTCTACCACCCTGCATCTCGTCCATTCTCCTCATGGTGGCTGCTTTCATTGCATCACCGAGACTAGATGACACCTGACCCTCCCTGCCTTCGGCTCTTTCTTTCATAAAGGCCAAAGCCTCTTTGGCACTCACGGGCAGACCGTCAATGTAGATCTGAGAGGCGTCATCCATGATCGGTTCTTGACGCTCAACGTCAAATCCGACCTGAGTTCTACGAGTCTTTACATCAAGGCCTGGAGTCTCTCCACCCTCTTGCATCACCTTACCTCCGTAAGCTTGAGACTTCTTCTTTAGTTTCACCTTTCTACCCTTGAGGATATCGGCAAAGGTTACCTTTCCGTCACCTGTGAGATCGGGAAAGGTCTTGCCGCCCTTCTTCATGAGATAGATCTTGATGGCTCTGGCCATGTCACCACCGTGACCCATCTCCATCTTGCCACCCATGCCGTAGTCCATTTTACCGCCCATGCCGTATTCGACATGACCGCCTCCTGGCATTTCATTTTTTTTCATGACTCGTGGCATATTCATGCCACCCATAGCCATATTCTTTCTCTTGTGATACATTTTAGCTTGCTATAAAGATTTCTACGCTGACTGCATTAGATCCTGGATCAACGAGTATTGATTCTAAGTTGTGAAGTGTTGTCTCGATTGTGGCGGCGTCGTCCCTGACGGCCAATCCGTCAGAAGGCGCGCCCATGATGAAGCTACGTCCCGCCTCTACAAGAATGGTTACGGACTCGTCAGCTGCACTATCGTCCTCCCCCGCGTCTATCTGAAGCGAGAGGTTGATGGGGTTGCTTGCATCAAGGTTCGTCACCCTGATGTATTTGACATCCTCCACGTCGAGAGAGTTGTCTGACGTGTTGGCTGCCGCGTGGAAGTTAGCCACGGTGGTGTCCGCACTGGCGGGGCAGGTTACGATACGATGCAGTACCTGAGTCACTGATGCGATCTCTTGCGAGATCTCAGAACCTCTCTCCTTACCGTTGAGCGTTACCTTCTCTGTTATGGTTGATACAAGTGTAGCCATTATCTAAATCCGTATTTCTTGGCAATCATTTTCTTAAGGTCGGCTGCGCGTCCACCCTGTCTCATCTGCTGGACCTTCATGCCCTTCTCGGCAGACAGACCACCGAGAAGTCCAGCGATACCGCCACCTCCCTGGCCTCCATAAAGGCCAGCAACAGCTTGTCCCATCTGATTGCCGCCTGGAACCCCCATCTTTCCTAAGATTGATCCCGCTAATTGAGCGTTAATGCCTCCAACAAGATTGGCTCCTTGCTCAACCGCACCTCCAATTTTTTCAAGTCCAGGCTTATCAAATTTTTGACCAAGCCCCTGAGCTAAGTTGCCTGCGCCTGCGACCGTACCATAAGGGGTCAAAGACTTAAGAGTCCCTTCGAAAAGACCCTCTCCAAATTTTTTGCCCTGTAGCGCATTACCAGCAATGTTCATAATGGCACCCCCTATACCATACTCTACCTTACCTCCGTCCTCCTGGGACTTCGTAAATCCCATGCTGTTGAGCTTCTCAAGGTTTTTGTTGTATTCATCAATACCCATGTGGCCTTTACGGTACATACTGAACAGTATGTCCTTCTGCTCCTTGTAATCTTTTTCACTCATAGGCCCCTCATGTCCCTCAAGGTAGTCTAGAAGATGGCTTACACCGACCTTACCCCCGTCTCCCATAGGCCCCTTATCATCTGGGTTGAATCCTGGTCGCTCACGACGAGACCGCTCTCTAGATTCATAAACTTGATCCAGAGGGAAGAACTCATTGGGGAAGTCTTGCTCTTTAGGTTGATCCTCAATGTCGAATCCAAAGTCAACCCTAGAGTCACCTGTTAGCCCACCAGCAAGAATTCTTTGAGCCCTATCAAACTCAGCCCTGCCCAAATCTGCAGCTGCGTCTCTAGATGACGCTCTAGCAGCACCCATGGCGATGGGATCTGAAAAATCCATAGAGCGGTCCATCTGAAGTCTATCAAACTCCTCGCGTGAAGGACCTTCCGCACCCATGCCAAAGTCTACGTCAGTGACAGGTCTTGTGACTCGTTCTCTATCCTGGGCCTCCTGTCTCTCAAACTCATCGGCACGAGCTATAAGTTTCTGTCTGTCCTCTTCTCTCTCTGCCTCTTCGGCGCGATCTGCACCCTCAGCCATACGCACACCCGTCTCCTCTTCTCTCTGTCTAGCCAACTCCTCAAGCTTCTGCTTCTCCTTCTTGCTACGCTCGTCTGCTCTAGCAACCTTTCTATCCAACCTTCCGTCTGCTCTAGCATCCCTTCTATCTGAAGCGCGACCCATGAAATCCTTTGCGCCACTCATAAGCTGCTGACCAGCGGTGGTAGAAAGCAGTGCCGCAGCACCTGCAAGCCCTGCACCGACACCCTTGGCCGTAGACTTCCTGGCCTTTCTAAACTTCTTCTCTTGTGAAGCAAGCTGTTGCTTCTCTCGGGCACTCAGCGTACCCTTACGCGCCTGCTTCCTAAGGTTTCTTAGGAGGGCTCTGCTTCTTTTTTGCTTAGACATGAGGCAAATATAAGACTATTTACCTATCAGTCTATTTGAGCTATACTGCCTCTCCTAAACTTGTCCAGATATTCTTCGGGGTGGAGGTTGGTTCCAGGCACTTCGTACTTCTCACCGTCCCTGATAGAGGCAAAATACTCTCTAGTTCCCTGCCTACCTATGTAATTGGTGAGCGCTGCCACGTCATTGAGGCTGTACCCCCAGTCCTCCCCCAGTTGTGGGGCATATTCCTCGGTGAGTTCCAGTGCATTCCTACGAAGAGACGGTCCACTGATCCCCTCATCCAGTCTCAGGTTGAATATCTCCTCCTGCTTCTCCAGATCCTTCGCAAATCTCTCCCTGTCGTAGCCTTTCAGCTGCGGCATATCCTTTACTTCGTTCCAAAGCTGTCCATAGAGTCCCGTGGCAGAGCTTTCAGGGTTCATCATAAGCACCCCTCCCAAAGATTCGGCCATACTGATGCCACGCTTCAGCATATCTACATCGAGACTGTCTTGCGGCACGTCATGCCCCATCTCAGGATCGTCTACATAGATCACATTGCCCTGCGCATCCAACGCTTTCACCTTCTTGGGGTCACCCGTAAGCACCCGCATACCCTGTTGGGCCGCTCTTTTTAGTATCATGATATAGCTATCCCGTATTTAACCAATATACTGCCTTCTGTGTGCACACACAAACTAGAAGGCTAGGCATTGTTCTAACTAATAGTCGCAAAGTTATAACCTTTTTTTTTAAAAGTCAAGAGTCTAGCAATACTTTAACCAATCTGCGCAATGTACTGCCTTACAGATAGTTAGCTTGTTACTGCCTGGCCTGATGTTTTTTGGTTGAAGGGAGTCAAGCGCGAAAAAAACGATCAGATCTACGTAGGGTGGGGATTATATGTATCGTGTGAGGACAGCAGCCTGACAGAAAACTCGTTTTCTGAGACCCCCTCCCCAACGATTAGCAAGCTAATCGACCCTAAGTTTTGACCCCAACTTGCTGTGCTACAGGTCTTTAGACCTGAAGCCTTAAACTGATGCTTTAGCATCAACTGCTGAAAGGGCAACGCGTTGTTCCTGGGCATAATGCGTTGACAATCACCCCCTTTGGTCCAACAGCTTGGAGTCTTACTCCAACTTGAGTAGCCATTGACCACCCCGATGTTGTTGACAATCCTAATAGCTATGGCTATTAGCAATACAAATACCAACAGCAAAACCCTTGGCGGAGCGGTGTGCAGCGCCGTAGCCTGCGTAGCCAACTTGTTGGCTTCCTGCGACTACCGAGATTTGGCCTCAACCATTACTCTACTTCGTAGAGGAATGAAGCAGTGGAAAACTAGAGGGATAGGAAGAAGAGAGAGAGGAGTCTATGACTCTCTCTTCTTTCTATTCCCTCCTAAAGGGCTTTGAGAGTCGGCCCTTTGGGAAGTCAAACTTCAAACTTCATCTACGATGAATAACTTCCAGTTCTCCGACTGCCGTAAGGCAGTCAACCAAGCCACTTTCCGTCCAACAGCAGAGCGTAAAGCTCTGGCTTTGCAGCTTCTTTCAGAAGCTGTTGAGTTCATCTCTTCCTTGGAAGAGGTGAAAGACAAGCCTTCGAAGAAGGCTAAGTCGAAGAAGCGTCGTCGTAAGACGACGAAGAGAACACCTTCACAGAAGGTGGCAGACCGCCAAGACAGAGCGGCACTCAAGACCAACGAAGTTGGTCCTGTCAAGCCTTCGAAGAAGGCTAAGACAGCTTCCGTTAAGGAAGCTGCGGCATCAGCCAAAGCAGTCAGCGAAGCTACTGGAGCTGCTCAGAGAGCAGCTCGCAAGGCTGAGCTGAAAGCTCAGGCCGACACTGCCGACAAGGTAGCTTCCTTGGAAGCTAAAATCGAGGCTCTCACCGCAGTGCTCGCTGTGCACATGGAGTCTACGACTCTCGGCTCTCCTTCCAACGAAGTTGGATACGATGGTCTTCCCTTCTAATCCTTTAGGATTAGTTTAATTGTTAACCCTTAATTCATTGAAAATGAACTACTTAGTTTCTGACCTTGATGTCGAAGACATCAGCTACATTGCCGCTTCCTACCCGCAGGACGCGGAGCTCGACGCTGTCGCTTTCAGCGAAGCCATTGACATTCTCGACACCTTCGTCGATGACGAAGAGGACGGAGAAACAGGAGAGATGTTGGCAGGATTACAAATCCTGAAAGACCACCTCTTCCACGCTACGGACGGCGCGGTGAAGATTACCATCTTCCAAGACCGACTTCCAGTCTAACCCCTTAGAGAGTCTTAGTATATCTCTCTCTCTGAACGTAGTGAAGAGAGAGATATACAAGACACTCTTAGACAACAATTTTTTTCAAACTTCAAACTTCAACACCATGGACATGCACAACAGCATCCGCCGTCAGCTTATCGCTGACCTCCTCGACTCTCACCTCTCATTCGACGCAGTGCGTGCCACAGCGACGTGGGACGAACTCAACTGCTTAGAGCAGATGACCTTGGAAGACTTGGTTGACATGTAATGTCAACTCCCAGGCATACTGATGAGCGCTGAATGCGCGAAACACCACGAAGTGGTGTCTATGTCAAACTTCAAAATTCATCAAAGATGAGCAAAAATATGTCATATCCTGAACTTATGGCTCTGCGCTACTTCAACGTGCAGAGCGGCAACGGATTCTCCGTTGACAAGAACCTCAAAGGCTACAACCCCACACGGGAGGCGTATGCAGTGGGAGGCGCGACGGACTCCGTCGAGATGGTGGACAACGACTTGTTGTCTTACAACAACTTCGAAAAAATCATGAAACTCAACATTGAGTTCATGGAGCGTCAGCCCGACACGACCATGCAAGTAATCGGTGCGTGGATAAACGACGACAACTACGTCTACATCGAGGTAGCCGACATCGTGTTCGACCGCGAAGAGGCCATCGCCTTGGGCAGGGAGCGCGGAGAGGAGGCCATTTGGGACTTCGATAACGACTGCGAAATCAAACTCACATGAACGTGTGGGAACGCTACCCCAAGCGGGGCACGATGAGCGATTGGCTCCCAAAGTCGGTACCAACCGACGAGTATCGAATGGTGTACTATCGTGGCTATGACCGCGACGATTGGGACGCCATCGTGTTCAAGGCGTGGTCACTCGACCATGCCAAGCAACGGGCACTCGACCTTGTGCCCGACGGACACAGAATCAAGTCAGTGAAACCCTTTGATAATCAGTAAATTAACCCTTCAAACTTCAACATGAACTACAACCCCTTCCGTGGTCTTTGCCACGACGAACTTGTCATCGCATACGTTCAGTTCTCAGGCAGTGACGACCGCGAGGCAGTAGCCTTGGTCGCTGACGCCTACGACGAGGACGTATGGATGGACCTCACTGAATTTGGTATCGGAACAACCGACCATCCTTAATAGAGAGTCTTAGTATATATACTCTCTCTGAACGTAGTGAAGAGAGTATATATACAAGACCTCTCAATGTCAAACTTCAAATCCAATCTCAATGGACAACTTCTTCAAACGCCCCGTCGGTGCGGCGGTGCTCTACCTCAACGACTTCCACTTTGGAAAGAATCTCGCTGTGCTCAATCGAGCCGCACGAAAGGTGCCAAAGGATGTGCAAGGCTATGCCTCTCTCATCTCAAATGTACCCAACGTCAGCCCCGACACAGTTCAGCAAATCATCAACCTCTTGGATGTCCACGCCAACGTCGCGATAGCAGCCGAGAACGAACTATTTTCAGAATGAAATTCAAGCACGACTTCAAGACCACGCTACCACACGTAGCTATGACCACGGCATACGACGTGGACCTTGACCGCGCCACGAATGTGGAGATGGACACCACCATCGAGGTTGACCCCAACCACAGGTATGGTGGGTGGTACGAAACCTACGACGTTGACACAGCGGGTGACCGCTTCTATGCAAGCGGAATCCTCGAAGTGTACTGGGATGACAACGGAGATGTACGCCTTACGGGGTACGACGGATGCTTCGAACTCCCTGAATTTATAACCGATGCCCTTGAATCCAAGGGCGTAATCATTGACCTATGAACATGACACAAGAACAATGCGAAAACGCAGTCAAGGCACTGCAAGACTCAGGACACCGCGCCTCCTATGTACAGGGGGCACCCGACGACCACGGAGTGTGGTTGGACGACGTGTGGAACGAAGACCTACAAGAAGCACACAGCTTCCGACTCCACGACGAAGAGATTGAGTGGTGGAGCACACTTCCCTCTCAAAACCCAAACTAAAGACATATGAAGAACAAGACAAGAGAAATCGGCGACATCTTCAGCGAAGGTGTAGCCCGCGAGATTGAGGGTGTGGGTCAGTACGACCGACTCTACCTACGACTCAACAACTGCGGTAGCTTCGAACGTGCGCTAATCGAGGCGTACTTCAAGGCAGACAGCGCGAACAAGGAGCGATTGGAGAAAGCCTTCAAGCACACCATGTTCGACCTACGATGACTTAGAGAGTGTTAGTATATATCTCTCTCTGAACGTAGTGAAGAGAGATATATACAACACCTCTCAACAACATTTTCAAACTTCAAATTCCAAACCAATGGACAACATCAAAGACATGACGAACGACGAGTTCATCAGCCACCTCATGACGGGGTACAACAAGCACGGGGCACTCGTGCAGATGGTCATCATTGACTGCCTTCAGCGTGGTCTTGACCACTACATCTCACACAAGGACCAAATCCTTGAGGATGCACAAAAGTCCCGTGAAGACGGGCGTATCTCCCTCATCAACATGGAGGCATGGGTCTCCTGCTGTGAGGACACACAACAACGAATCGAAAACAAGTACTCATGACCATGACACTAGGACCCAATCAAGTGGTGGTCCTCGACTACACCACACAACTGACTCACGTATTCACATACCCTGATGGTACGGAGGACATCGAAATTTGGGTGGAGGACACCCACGGAATCAACATGAACAACGCACACTACATGACATGAACAACATCATCGAAGTAATTGTCGAGCTGTCCCGTATGCAGGGTCAGGCGATCGACAGGGCACAGGCAGAAGCCCTCAACACTGCCATCGAAGCTGGCTACGACAAGTTCCAAGCGAGCAAGACATTCAACCTGAATAAAAGCAAAGACAATGAGTAACGTAAATACATCCAAGACCTATTGGGACAACGAAGGCAAGTACCAAGAGCAGTACAACGCCGCATGGAAAGCACTCATCCCCGTGTCGGGAGAGGCAAAGGACGGGTGGCCCGAAGCCCTCCGTGCTATCTCCCGAATCGGTTACGACTACTACAACAACGGCTTCTGCAACCTGTGGAGGGCTGACGAAGAGTACGACAGCGACGGAAGCTACTACGACGTGTACCGAATGGACTCGTATTACAGAGACATGGTAGAGTACCTTGCCTACGAGATTCCACGTGACCTACACAAAGAACTCCAAGAGTTCCTGTTGGATGCCCAAGGGTACGGGAATTGGAGCAACCAAGCAAGCATCATCGACCGAATCATTGACCACATTATGGAAGGCATCATCAAGGATGGCCTTCTCGAAGAGGAATTGGTTAGTTGAAGTTTGACCATAGGGGGGACGCCTTTCGGGATGCAACCTAAAGGTTCTCTTTGGGTCTGAAACGTCAGACCTTCCCCCCGCCTTTTTCAAGGGAGCGCAGTCGGTGCGTACATCTGAGTTTTTGAAAGTATTCTCCAGATGGCAGTTGTGTTCGAATCCCAACCTCCCTTCTACATGGCAGTGACACTAGCGATGGAGGCATCGCATCGGTGTGTACACGGCAATAGCTACTCCTTCTACCCTTTACCGAGGGCTTATGGCAACGAGTATGAGCTTGTGTGGTGGTTCGACTCCACCCTCTGCTACTAATTTTTACAAACTTCAATTCAATACACCATGAAACAATACGCAGTAATCCACGCTGTCGCAGGACTCTTCGAAGGGTACTCCGACACCACCTGTGAGTTCTTCCCCAAGCGGGGGTTCGCAGACAAGCACATCAAGCAAATCCTCAGCGGCTACCGCACAGATAAGATGTGCGTAGACATCGACCACCGAGAGGACGACATCTATGTCACCATGACTCGTGAGTACGAGGACTACCACGCTTGTGTTCCCTTCGACATGGAGCACGACGACTGGGTTGCCGAGAACGGCGACGACGTCAGTGTCGAGGTGTTCCGTGTCATCGAGCTTGACATGTCCAACCGCTCTGACTCCACCGAGTCTTGTTGGTTGACGTGGGACCAACTCGAAGCCACCCAAGCATGGGACTACACCCCCCTGTGTATGTCCTTGGTGACCCGTGTGTCAAGCGAGGTATTCCACAGCGCAGTCGGTGACCCTGATGCCATGTACTACGCTTTTACGCAGTTCAATGACTTCGTCCAGTCTGTGTACAAACTCAATCATGCGTCCATCGACATCGACGACTACGTGATGCACGCTTTCCGTATCCCCAAACCCAAAAACTCTGACAGCTATGACTCGTGAAGAAAAGATTGACCGCTACATCGAAAGCGTAGTACAGGGCATGGATTGGAAGACCATGTACCACTACGTCTACGATTCCATTGAGGAAGACCTCAAAGACAGCACCGACGAGCAGATTGACGAATTGTACAACGAATACTTTGAAGACAATGACGAGTAAAGACATACAAGACTACATCGAGATTGACCTCGGGCAAGACATGCGTCACGATCCGTGCATGCTCCTCGAAGCAACACAGGAAACCGCCGCCACCTTTGACCTTGACGAGTGGAAAGTCCTTCGCTTTCTACTTGCCAACGAGCCAATGGCTGGCACACACAGCTATGGCTTTCATACCCGCTACGGCAGAGCTATCCGAGAGCACTTCTCATTCATCTACCAAGCATGAGATTCCCACGATACAAACAAAACCTATGGACAACCAACGGCTACGTTGTCAGCTACGGGACACCTGTTGCCCGCATTGAGGGTGACACCCTGCGACAACTTGGCTACTGGTCAGTAACAACCCAACGCCACATCAACTATGCGGCAGAACAATTAGAACTCAAACTCAAAAAACCTATCAACCCATGAATTCAGCACAAGAATCCAAGAACGAGCTTGAAGCGGCTATCCGCTACGCAGAGAACGCTATCTCCTCTGCCAAGACAACCATCGAGTCGATGGAGTTCCGCCAAGAGATGGCACAGAAGAGCTACCAAGAGCAGACAGGCCGTGAGAAAGCTCTACAAAATCAGGTCTCTAAACTCAAGTCCTCAGGTGCCCTCCTTGAGGAGCGTTATGATGAGATGAAGGATGCCGCGTTTGCCTCGCGCAAAACCATCGAGCACCTCAAAGACAAGGTGCAGGGTCAGTACGACGACATCAAGCAGTTGGAGCGTGACCTCACCGTCAAGACATCCCAAGCAGAAGCGTGGAAGAAGGAGTACGATAAACTCAAGGGTGAGGTCGAGTTCTACACCAAGAAGTACAACGAGTTGGCACAGCAGAAAGACGTGCCCACTATGCCTGTCATCCCCAAGGACGTAGCCATTGCCATCTTCCGTGAGGGTATGGTGTATGGTGCAAGCAACGTATGCGACGAGATTGACAATGCAGACTCCATCATGGTGGAGGATAGCGACCACGTTGGGAACTTCGAGGTGTCATTCAGCATGTACGTTGACCTCAACGACCACCTCGACCTTGACTTCCTGCGTAGCGCGGCTGTTGACAACGCCGACGAAGAGTGGGTTGTGGACTGCCTCAACGACCTGTGTGCTGACAACAAGTTCGAGTGCCGTATCCACGGGCTTGATGACACCACTATTGACCTAACCAAGAAGAATGACTGACGAATACATGGAGTAGATGACGAAGCAAAAGATAGCGCAAGCGCTTGAGGACTCTTGTGGTAACCGACGCCTGACTGCGGCCAGGCTCGGTATCACAGAGCGTCACCTCTATAGGCTACTAAAACAATACAACCTCAAATAATGCAGAATGAAAAACTTAAAGAGATATAGAGTCCGTTTTCACCTCGCCAAGGGTGACAACTTCATGAAGTGGCAGGTGTTCGACAAGCAGAAAAACATCAAAGAGTACCACGATCCTGAGACGCGCAGTATCATCATGCGCAACTGCTTGCTTGGAAATCAACCCGCAACTGCACAGAAAATTTTCAACGGAGACAATAAAACAGTATGCGCTTGGGTTGCATGTGAGGAAGTTGTTGTCGTAGATTCGGTGCCCTCTTTGTCTCGCATGGAGCACTACAAGTACAACCCACGGAAGAATCCACACTGGTTCACCGACAAAACAAATAACGCCGATGGCAGAAAATTCAGAATCATGGTAACCAACAAACGCAAGGTGTATGGATAAGTACACGAGGTTTCTTCGCAACCTAGCCAAAGGCGAAGGCGGTAGCGCCCGCTCAAGACGCAGACTAATGGAACGTGAACTACAAAAACTAAGACATCATGACGGAACAAGAAGTGATGGACTGGATGGAGAGCTACCTCAACGGGACGAAGGCGGAGACGTCGGCGCTCGGGATGATAAAGGCTGACATCGTCGAGCACGGGTTTGACACCTGGCTTGAGATGCCACCCGAAACTATTATCGAATGCTACCTGCAGGTCTCGGAAGAGATTTCTCAGGACCTAATAGACAGCTTTACCACCATGTTCTCACAGCAAAAAGACCTAGACGACCTAGGCATTGAACAAACATTTACCCTCGATCCTGCCGAATGTGTAGCCGCTATGCGTAACGGAATGACCGACATCATGCGGTCTCTACTACACTACATCGACGTGCAACGCATGGCAAACGGACTAATCAAAGAAGATGAATACTGACATACCAAGAATTCTAGAAAACATACGCATCTCCTACGAGTACGAGATGGGTGAATATCTTGAGCCAGATAGCAGACGTAGGCACAAGGTTGAGCTCAGGAATGCACTTGTAAACGCCGCCAAGCCTTACGGAACGTGTGCTCAACTAGCCACGATGGTGGGCAAGGCAAACCACACCACTACGATACACTGCATGAAGGAGCACGAGGTGTACCACAACTTCTCTCCACAATACAGGCGAAACTATGCCAAGGCCCTAGAGGTCGTAGAAAAGTTCGCACGAAGGCATCAGCTACTGCCTCGACTAAATGGTCAAAGAGGCGGTGCCAGTAGCCTTGAGAGCGAAATCAGAACAATCAACATGAGCATAGCTGCGCTTCAATCACGCCGAGATAGGATGATTGAAAGTTTGGAAAGCTCAAGGCAAATTGCTAAATTTGACAACTCATCAACAATTTAATTTATGGCTAATTACAAATTCAAGACCACGAACATCCGTGGCAAGCAGTACGTTGAAGTCAACGAACGCATCAAGTTCTTCCGACAAGAAGACAAGTATGACGGGTGGGGTATCCACACTGATATCAACATGCTCGATGGCAGCCAGTGCCTGTGCAAATGCACGATTACAAATTGCGGCGGCGAGGTAATCGCTCAGGGCCATGCACACGAGGTGCAAGGATCGTCCAACATCAACAAGACCAGCTACATTGAAAACTGCGAAACATCAGCGGTCGGACGCGCTCTGGCCATGCTCGGAATCGGAATTGATACCAGTATCGCCTCGGCCAACGAGGTTACCGAAGCCATCGCCAAGCAACAAGAGATGGTCGACAATCCTCATGTACAGAAGCTGGCGAAAAAGCTCGACGCCCCCGTTGAAAACATTATGGACAAGGCGGTCGCCTACATCAAAGGTCAGACAGACAAGCGTAAGGCTTTCGACTCCATCACGAAGAAGTATGGAGGCCAGCTGACTGAGAAGCAAGTAGCAGGGCTACAGAAGTTCGTTCGATGAGAGGGAAGACTATCCCAGACACCATCAACGACCTTATTGACGAGCGTATCGAGGCTGAGCGCGAGATCTTGTGGGCATACTACAAGAGAGTCAAGTACATGTGCAATGAAGACGCACGTGGCGCCGTTAGCAACCACTTTACAGTGTCCCCAAACAAGGCGTATGACGCTATAAAAGAATACACCAAAAACTGGCACAATCTAAACCATGAGAGATAAACTAACAGAAGCAGTAGGTAAACCACACCTGTCATACTCATCACTCAAGTATGCACTCGGAGACATGCGTCTTTGGGAAATGTATATGCGAGGTCAGTTGAAAAAAGAGTCAGAAGCCCTTACCTTTGGCACCCTTTACGACATGTTGTTGTTTGAACCAGAAAAAGCTCATGACAAGTACGTTGTTTTGGACGATTTGGATATCGTCGATACTATTGGTGGTAAGTTCCCACGCAATACTAAACGCTATCGAGAATGGAAAGCGGAGTTTGCGGAGGCGAACAAGGGCAAGGAGGTAGTAGGCCAGGTAGACTGGAAGAAAGCTCACGACATGATTCAACGCCTCAGAGACTGCGGCCTCTACGACAAGAGGTTTGCAGGAGGTAAGTATCAAGTAGAGTTCAACGTGGACATCGACGGCATACCACTCAAGGGGTTCCTTGACTGCCTACAAGACGACTCTATCATTGACTCGAAGTCTGCCCGATCCATACCCAAGTTCAGGTATGACGTAAACAGCTGGAGCTACGACATCCAAGCGTATGTCTACACCAAGGTATTTGACATCAAGGATTTTTATTGGGTTGTTCAAGAGAAAGCATACCCGTACTATCCAGCCGATGTCAAGTGCTCAGAAGAGACACTATTCAAGGGTGAGATGAAGTTTCATGAGGCGCTAGAGAACATCAAGACATGGCTCGACGGCGACAAGAAAACAGAGGAACACTATGCTGAATTTATTGTATAAATCACTCAAAGTCGTATGGTACCTAACGCTTGCGTTCTGCGTACACTACACAATCGTAAACCTTTTTCCTAATTAAATAATTTAAATCATGAGCGATCAAAGCTATGACTCCGTACTCGTAGGGTACACCGAAGAACCTCGTTACTACGAGGAAAACCTCTCATCTTGGTCTGTCAAACTCAAAGACAGCGAGCTGAAAGAGATGCTTGAGAAGTACACCACCACAAAGAATGCCGAAGGGCAGGGTGGCAACGTGTACCTGAAGCTGTTCATGTCTAAGAACGGCAAGCCATGTTGCAGCGTGTTCGACCCGAACAGTGAAGCAGCCAAGGCTAAGCGTGCCGAAAAGAAGGCAAAGGCAGAAGCCGAATCAAGTGACCTCCCGTTCTAAGGGAGCACCGATATACTACATGAGCGCTCGTGTCGCCTTCAAAAAAAAGAAGGTTGTACACGAGCGTCTTATGTGGATAGTATCCGTTTACGACAATCCGAATGACATACGTAACTACGACTCAAAGACAATGAGCCGACTTGAATCAGAGTTATACGGCAACACAAAGGCGGCAAGACACGTAATGATTCGGGAAATCGTAGACAAGAAGCTTATATCTCATTCAAATCTCACGTTAGATGACCACAGAAAGCAAAATAAAAAGTAAGTGCAAGGCGCTGGAGAAACTATTGGTCTCAAAGAACGAGGCGTATGGAGACTCAGCTCTCGAACCGCTAAACGTTTTCTCTGCAGCTAATGCCATATCAGCTATTAAGATTCGCATTGATGACAAGTTGAAGCGCATCAAAAACTCAGGTCTAGTCGACGCAACGGAGGATACGTTGCAGGATCTGGCAGGTTACCTTATCCTCCTCATGATTGCGAAAGACAATGAACGTAACGATATTCAAGAGCGTATTCGACAAGGAGAGCCCTCACGTCATAACCCTACAGACAGCACTATCGAGGATTCAGGATGGGAAGTCGTCTACCACGATTGATGAAGTACGTAGTGGTAAAAAGGATAAGAAGAAGAGCCTACCCGTGGTCTGCTTCAGCGGTGAGTTTTCATCGCGTTCCGATGACGCGCTCTTCGAGCATTCGGGATTTATTGTTTTGGACTTTGACCACGTTGACGTTGACCAGACCAAGCGCTCCCTTGCCACGGACGATTTCATTCATTCATGCTGGACTTCGCCTAGTGGAAACGGAGTCAAGGCTTTGGTCAAGATTACGAACCCTGAGAGACACAGGGACCACTTTAGAGCGCTTGTCAAGTACTTTGAAAAGCAACACGGCCTCGAAGTAGACGAGTCGGGTGTAAACGAATCTCGTGCATGCTACGAGTCTTATGACCCAGACATCATCATCAAAGATGATTTCAAAAAGTTTGGTGCGTTTACATCGGAGCATGCAGAGGCACAGACACCAACGAATGATGCTTACGATCACACGGACTACCAACGACTGAATCTTGCAGCACGCATGATCCGTCAGGCAGAGGACGGCTCAAAGCACCAAGCGCTTCTGCAAGCTGCCAGATTGTGTGGAGGGTACATCTCTGCGGGTCGCATCGAGGAGGATGAGGCAGTACGGGTGCTGCTTCGTGAGATATGCAAGCGCGACATCGACTCTGAGTCGCACGCCAAGCTCACCATCAGAGACGGAATCGAGTATGGTAAGGCACTGCCTATCAAGCAGTTGATTGATGACGAGAAGGCGGCCAAGCGTGAGATGCTCATCAATGACGGCGACATGTCCTTCATCTCTTCGGATGACGAAGACTTCAGGTGGATTGACGATTACTCACAGGGCAAGATCGAGCTAGGGCTGGACACGGGCGACCGAGAGCTTGACGAATACTTCAGGTACAAGCGCGAGTTCGTCATCATCAACGGCCACAGCAATGTCGGAAAGACAACCACAGCCCTGTACTTGATTGCCAACTCTGCAATCAGGCACAACTGGAAGTGGATCATTTACTCCAGTGAGAACCGCACAGCCTCTGTCAAGATGCAACTGATGCAGTTTGCCATGGACAAGAAGGTAGCCGACATGAACTTTCACCAGCGCAAGCAGGCGTACAAGTGGGTGCAAGACCACTTCACTATCATCAACAACAATGCGGTGTACAGCTACAGCGACATCATCGTGTTTATGGAGAAGGTAATGAAGCAACAGCCAGTAGACGCAATCTTTGTTGACCCGTACAACAGTCTCAAGCTAGACATGAACGGCAGTCGCATCGGTGTGCATGACTACCACTACGAGGCAGCGTCAGAGTTCTTGACCTTCAGCAAGAGCAACAACGTGGCTGTGTGGCTTAACATGCACGCGGTGACAGAGGCTCAGCGCCGCAAGGGTGATGATGGACTGCCCGTCGCCCCTTACGCAGAAGACACGGAAGGTGGTGGAAAGTTTGTCAACAGAGCGGACTGCTTTGTAACGATTCACCGAAAGGTTCAATCGGCTGACCACAACATACGCAAGATGAGTGAGATACATGTACGAAAGGTGCGTGAGGTAGAGACGGGTGGTAGGCCCACTCCGCTAGACGAACCACACCGTATCATCATGAATTTGTCACACACAGGCTTTCACTCATGGATCGGTCAACGGTCTATGTTTCAGCCAATTACATTCGAAGAGCCCAAGACGATGCCGCTAAATCTTAGCTTCTTATCCACAGGCAGTTGATTTTCAAAAATAGCGTTGGTAACTTCGCTTCGTGAAAAGAAAGACACGTACTCCGAAACGGCGTTCAGCCCGAAAAAAACATTTGGGTCGTTACGCAAGTTCGATAGAGAAGTACTGTGCTGATCAGTTGAAAGAATACGGGATAGCTTTTGACTATGAGGAACACACCTATGAACTGCTTGAAAAGTTCAGGTTTCCTAACAAGTACTTCAAGATGACATCCAAGAGGAAGGATATGACAGACCGATCTGGGTCTGTCGTTCTTCCCATTACATACACTCCTGATTTTGTGGGGAAGGATCACAGTTGGATCATAGAGACCAAGGGATATCTACCGTCTCATCATGACTTTCCAATGAGGTGGAAGCTTTTTCTTCGGCATTTGGTTGGAATAGACTCCAAGTGCATTGTATTTTTAGCGAAGAACAGCGGTCAGGTAGACCAAGCCATTCAAGAAATCCTAAAATCAATCAAAGATGGAGATATTTGAGCTTAGTCGGCTTATCTTCGATTCATGTGACCGCATCCACCAAGCGACTACAGATATGTACGAGCACGTTCATAGAGACGGAACTCCTCGTTACGAATCCGATGACATAGAGTCTATCATAAAAGACTTCAGGGAGTGGGTGAATCACGAGATAGACACGATAAGGAGCGCGACGTCTGAGTACAGGGAAGGCTTCGATGAATAATTCTAGAAGGCGGTACTCTAACGCCACAGGTAGAGTCGCTGAAGTAAGGTTTATTCGATCAGCAAGAAAGAAAGGACTGCTTGTAAACAAGTCCAGCCACACAGAAGACATTCACGAGCACATAGATTACTGGCTCGCCATGTCCTCTAACGGAAATAGATGGGGTGTTGATGTAAAGGGGAACAACTTACCAGATGAGATCTGGTGTGAGTTTAAGAATGTTCAGGGTAAGCCTGGCTGGATGTATGGAGGTGCAACAATCATTGCCTTTGATATGCCTGAGGAGGGTGGGTTCGCGATCGTCGATCGAGAGGAACTCGCCTTTTTTTGTGAGAAACATATAAGCAACGAAGTGGTGACAGATAAGCGCCAAGCTTACCTAAAAAAGTACACGAGAAAAGACAGGCAGGATGTGATAACAATACTTAAACTACACGACCTCAAGTCGTTAATGTCCTATCGAGTGTGGGAATACGATAAAGCATATTGAGTATCTTTATTGGTCCATGAAAACAAATCGCCACAAAAAAATCAAGATGAAAATAGACAAGCTTCTTGAGCAAAACGCAAAGTATCAGGCCGCCCACGTGTGCGTTACAAACAACGCAGAGCAGCAAAAAAAGATAAACGATTACTGCAATAAGAACTTCATCGAACCTATTCGTGATCTTGATTGTAGAACTTACGACCTGATAAAAAAACAGAGTGATGTTTAAAATCAATGTCGTTTGGTTTGTTATTTTGACCGCTTGGTTCTTCCAGCTGAATGAGATGTTTGGCCAGGAGTGCACCATCATGCACACCAAGAAGCAGCCATACGTTATGGGACTCAAGAAGATGGTTGATGTGGATCTCGATGAAGTCGACACCGTTACACTTCCTGTCGTGTTTCACATTGTACACACTGGGTCTGCACAAGAGAATAACGTATCTGATGAACAAATACTCTCTCAGATTGATGTGCTGAATGAGGGGTTTGAGGACAGCAAGATTCAGTTTTGTGTGGCCGTGCGTGACCCTGACGGCAATCCGACCAATGGGATTACTCGTTACGATGCAAGCTGGAATGAGCAATATGTTTCACAGGGTGTTAGCAATGGCCAAATGGCTGGCGTAGGCTGGGATCAGGAAGCTATGAAGGAGTCTTCTGGCTGCTGGAATCCTGACGAGTACATCAACTACTACGTTGTGTCCGAGATCAACGACAACGACGGCGAAAATGGCATTCAGGGGTTTGCTTACCTGGGCCCAACTGGTGACTGTAGGGACGGAGTTGTGGTGTTGTACAATGCTACGGGCACTGTTGGGGTTCAAAAGCCAGGAAGGACCTTGGGGTTTACAGGCGTCCACGAGATGGGCCATCACCTGTCTTTGTGGCATACCTTCTCCAACACGTCTTCATGTGGTTCAGAAACTAACTGCGAAACTCAGGGCGATCAGGTGTGCGACACTCCATCCACGCTTTCGAATGTCTATAGCTGCGACAATCCCGTATGCCCTGACGCCCTCACAGAGAACTTTATGGACTACAGCCCAGAGACATGTAAAGACGCCTTCACTGTCGGTCAGGCTGAGCGCATGCACGAGATGCTACAAGGCAGTCGGCAAGGGCTGGTGGACAACCTTTCCTGCGTTCCCGTAGTAGACTTTGATGTAACCGCTGGCTCGGCGTATTACCAGCAAGAGTGGTGCACCCCGTATCAAGATATATGGGTTGACGTGGTAAATCAAGGCACTCAAACTATTCCTCTTGTGGACGTACAAATTTTTTGCAACGGGCTGCAAGGTACAACCACCTTGTATGACTTGCCGACTGGGTCAACTCAAGTGTTGTTCGAATCAGTATATGTCGAAGGTGCAGATGAGTTTACAGTCCAAACAACATCTAGTCTTGATCAGTTCTTAGACAACGACGCTTCGTGGTGGCCTATATCTGTTATCGAGGGGGACCTTTTGGAAATAAAGGTTTCAACAGACACCTGGGCTAATGAAACCAGCTGGTGGCTCTATGACAGCAATGACGAGGTCGTGGTTCAGGATAACGGGTATCCGTTTGGTATAGCCGACTACCTTTATGAGGCTTGCATCTATGACGAGTGTTACACATTCGTGATTCAAGACACCAACGGTGATGGATTCTGCGCTATTGATTTTGATAGCGACGGTAACTGCGACATAGGCGGGGATGGCCTCGTGGCAACAGTAGGCCTTGATACACTCGCAGCTACGGGCTTTGGACTTGAGTTCTCTCTGTGGGAACAAACGTTCTGTAACTCACTGCCTCAATGCAACATGGACTACGATGGTGACGGATACATTGGTTCTCAAGATGTTCTGGAGCTTCTTGTAGACCTTGGGTGCGAAGGCAACTGCTACACAGACCCAAATGCCGACCAAACTGTAAATATCCACGACTTGCTGCTAATGCTTGCAAGTGTTGGACCATGCCCTGAAGAATGAAAAAGCTCTTACTTTTCTTTTTGCCCATACTCGGTTACGGGCAGTGCGATATGGAGATATTGGGATTTGATCCCGTCTCTACCGACCTGCTGCTTGTAGTAAACGGTGGGCAGTGTGGAACTGAGGCTGACAGCATTGGTGAGTTTATACTCGCGCTTGGATTCAACCCGCCACCCGATGTCTCGCCGTGGCCTTGTTTTGGCAACGAAGATTGGATGCTTCTGCTTTACCCGCTAGACTTTCCTGGTTTCGACATAGGTGAGGGGTCAGACGATGTGCTGCAGTCTGGAGACACTCTGCTGTTCAACATAGTCGAGGATACGCCAATGGCAGGCAGTGGCACTCTCGCGTGCTGGGAGCAAGCCTTGCAGGAGGGTATATTTTTTGATGACTGCATGGTGCTTACAATAATGCAAATCAATGACAGCGAGTGCATTGACGGATCTTGCGAAGGCCTCGCTGGTTTTGCATACCCAGATGAAGACATATCGAACAACTGGCTTGAGTTCTCTGTGGAGGCAGACGCATGCACTCTTCCTCCTTGGCCACAGCCATCAGGTCCAGACCCCGTAGATAGCACTGATACTTCTGGTCCACCACCTATCGTAGACGACTGCCACGATCCCTGCATATACGTATCGAACGCCATCACCCCAAACAACGACGGGATGAACGACTACTGGAAGCCAGTAACCAAGCCAGACTGTTGGTGGAGATGGGAGTGCACGGTGTACAACCGATGGGGTCAAGTAGTGTGGCGCACCGATAATCCCAGAGAGGGATGGGACGGGTCTTCTGGATGGAGCTACGCACCAGATGGCGTTTACGTTTGGAGCATAAAAGGCACCACTCACAGATCAACGAAGGTGGTTAGTATGAGTGGACACCTCACCTTGTTTCGTTAAAAGTCATTCAGCATGATGTCGTCAACGGCCTCTTGAACATCGTCAATGGTTGCCTCCATCGTCATCATGATATTCGCCTGAAACCTTTCCTGTTCCTCTCCCTCGTTGAAAATAACAATCGTCGGGACGACAACAATCTTGTGCTTCTTCTGAAGATCTGGAGCAGTAGCGATGTCCACACGGGCAGTCTCGCAGTCGTTCAGGCTTTCTATCCATGGCACACTGTTTTGTGAGTTGAAGCTTGCGTTGAACTCAACAACACAGATTCCTGATCCGCAGAGCTCTTTACTTTCTGCAGGCGTCACAAAGGCCGCCGCCAACAATAATACAAAGGATACACATAGGGTTGATATTAGTTTCATTTGTCATTTTAGTTGATCTATTTTCTCTTCAATGCGCTTGATATCTTCCTTGATCTCAGTCACATCTTCTTGAGTCGTCATGATTGTTTGACGCACTAGCTGATCTTTCATGTCAAACTCCATGCGGGTGATTTCAGGTTCAGAGGGTAGAGGCAGTTCCTTTGCCTCCGCTATGTCTGCTTGCAAAGCAAACCACATACCCACGATCGTGCCTATCCCCGCCGCAACCATCCCAAGTGTCTTGAGATCTAGCGTAACCTTAGTGTCCTCTCCGATTTGCTGTGCCATTACAATAGTATGTAGTTTAATCCTACAGAGAAGTCGTGCCACTCTCTGTTCCAGTATCTGTTATACTTACCCTCTGTAAATATACCAAGACTTTTGGTAATCTTGGTCCCGAAGACAAGCCCGAAGCCTACGTCAAGCCACTGACTACTGTTTACAAAGTTGTGATACGAGTATTCGTCGCCTGTGTCGAGGTGGTATGGCATGATGTTCCCCCAGGAGTGCAGCCAAAAGTCTCTCTCATAGTGGTAGAAGTCAAAGCCCAGGATAACAGAGTAAAGCCATTGATT